CTGTGCCATGACCAATGAATGCAGTAGATCTACCACCATCCAGTGATACAGGATATCCACTCTGAGGACCAGAGATCCACCCACCACGAGCGAATCCTCCTCCAGGGACTTGTCCACCCTCAGAGAATCCGAAGAATCCTGTTACTGCATTCCATGCACTACCAATAAAGGACCCTGCTACTTTCATAGCAGATCCCAGAGGATTCTTGATAATCTCAACAACAATACCGAAGACTTCTTTCAGCAGTGGAATGATGCCATCTTGCTCCATCAGAGCATTGATCAAGTCTTCAAAGAATCCTTCCTCACGACGGAAGAAATTCTTCGCTTGCATCATCATCTCACCACCAGCAGATGCTTGTGGGAGGACTACAGGTGCTTTGACCTTACCACCTGCTGCTTTACCTTCTGGTGCATCTTCACCCTTCTTAGGAGTGAAGAATTTAAGGACAGCAGTCAGTGCCTTCATACCCAGCAGCAGGGGTGCAAATGCAACTTGGAATCCAATACCGACTATCTTCTTGATGAATGGCAAGTGGGGTTTAACCATCTCCAACATGCCACTCATGAATCCTCCAAGCACCTTGAAGAATTCAGTAGCGTTGTCCTTCAGGGGTTGGATCACCGCCATGAAGACATCGCCAACCTGCTTAAAGAAGTCGCCAATGGGTTGGACAAGAGGCTCCAGCATGGGACCAATTGTCTTACCAATAGCACCACCAGCAAGACCGCCGACAGCACCACCGATTGCTGATCCAGCAGGACCAAACTTACTACCTAATGCCTGACCAATAGCAGTGCCCGCACCAGCGCCAACGCCGCCACCGATTGCTTCTGCATCACTACCACCAGTTGCTTTGATCGCCATGGCGGTAGCAGTGCCTGCACCGAGGACACCAGCGATCTTACCAAACTTACCACCGAAGACAGCTTTACCTGCCTTCAGCATATTCATCATGCCGCCACCAATGAGTTTCAGCAGTGAGAATACTGCTGATATGGTAGCTTTTGGATTCCTAAGGAATGCCATCCCAATGAATAGTGGGGCGGCAGACAATACAAACTGGACAGCGCCAAAGAATCCCTTCAGACTAATCGGATTCTCCAGAAACTTAACGAGTCCATCGAAAGCGGATCCGATGAGAAAGCTGGAAACTTTGAAAATGAATTTACCAAGGGCGGCGAGTCCCTTCGCAAGTCGTTGGACTTTCTCTGGATTCTTTGATAACCAGTCCAGAAGACCGAAGATGACAAAGTATTTGAGAAAGAATCCAGCGAGCCTAGCGAGAGCACCGAAGAGACCACCGAATGCTTTCTTAGTTTGCTCTTTGAATTCCTTACGGATAACCTGAAATTTCCCAGGTTTCTTCTTACTTTTAGCCTCCGCTGCATCACGGAGCTCGCGTGCCTGTTGCTTCTTCTTATCAGTTAATTCTTTTGCTTTGTCTTTCTTCTCGTCGGCACGAATCTTACCTTCTACTTTCGCAAGGTTATTTTGATTCCTGATCTGAGCATTGACAGATGCTGCCATTGACTCTGCAAGTTTCTCTGTAGTCAGAGCAACACTATTCAGCGTTGCACCCAGAGAGTTAATACCTGAGATCAGACTTTTAACACTGATCTGCACGTCACCCATTGCCTTAGCAGCAGTGAGTGGAGTGTATTTAGATCCACCCGAGCCAACAGATCCCTTATAAGATACCATCTTATAAAGTTTTGCCTTCGGGATCTTGACTTGCCTAGTTTCTGCCATTTATTAGAAGGGGGCGACCATGGGAGAGGGCTTAGTCCAGACGACCTGAGGTCCTCCACCTTGATTATTTATTACATGTTGGACAGCAGTTTGCTGCTTCACAACAGGCACCACCGCTGGTGTCATCTCTTGATCCTTCTTACGCTGTGCCTGCTCTTTAGACTTCTTTTGGACCGAATACAGGTTGCCAGCAGTCACCTCAGGTGCAATCTGAGAGATTGTTGCTCTTTGCTTAATAGCATTCTCTGCTGCTTGTCCACGAGCACGACTCAGACCCACTCTCAAGGATGCCTCACCGCTGCCACTCATACCAATACCCTTAGCAAAGGCATCTCTGAAGGTGGTCTCGAATCCCTTGACGAGAGCATCCATTGCCTGCTCTAGGGTCTGTGGTTTAGACTCTGAGCTATCTGAAGTCTGTCCATCTGGAGATGATGAATTATCTGGTGATGTCTGAGGAGATGATCCCTCACCCTGTGTCTTTACATCACCAAGTTTCTTAGATGGTCTGATAGATCTAGGTGCTTTCCACATCCAGACATCGCCATCGGGCAACTGATTCTGGAAGAGATTCTTGTCCATGAAGTAATACTTACCAGGACCATCAGTCTTGTTACCAGCACTGTTAGTCTTCTTCCAGGTGCCGCCAAAACCCAGTTGTCCGAATGGATCATGGACTACGAATCCATTATCCTTCATGCCAACAACCATACCCCAGTGACCCGATCCCTTATATTTGAATCCAACGGGCACAGGATATCCTGCTTGAATCTCATCACGGAGTGCATTCCAACTCATTCCAGTTTGCAGAGATGAGTTAATACCAAAGTCGGCAAGTGCTTTCTTCTGAGGATATGCTTCTGTAGAGATACCATACTCACTACGGACCTTGTTATAGTCCTCAGCAGTCATAGGTTTACCAGTGAGTTGTGCCACCCACATTGCCATTGTGGTTGAATAGCACTGAGTATCACCAGGGCGACCATACTTATCTTGCTTATTCGCTCTCTGGTTGATGTATGGCACATCTTGGATGATCTTGCCACCCTCAGCAGCAAACTGAATGCTAGGGACTCTCTTGCCACTACCACTCTCCATGATATCTGCTTCGTCATTACGACGCCAGCTATTGATACCACCGTTGTGGTTTGCAAGTTTCTCTCTATACGCTGCAATTACAGGAGCAAAGTCACCTGTCTGAAGTGCATTTTTAACTGTGCTCTTAATGCCAGCACCATCCAGAGATCCATAGTTGAAAACTACGGACTCAAGTCCTACCTTCTGTCTTTCAGTTGCTTTAGAATAAAGATCACCACCTACCTCACCAATGAGACGCTTACGGTGATCCTCAATATGCTTTGCCTTGATCCAATATGCTTCCTCTTCGGTGATAGTATCACCTCTCTTCACCTTACCTGAGAGACGGAAACCAGGAGGATAGTATGTTGCACCAATACCAATGGTAGGAATCTCCCACCCATAGTTAGCATCTTTGTATGCTTCCAGTCTCAGACCTTCATAGTTACCCAGGACTGCTGCAAACTTCTCGTCAAAGTCTCCACTTACTGATGGAGCACTCCCTGCTCTTGCAGGTGTAGCACTCGCTGGTGTCCTTCCGTCAACTGGGACTTGACCAGCATTGGGTTTGTTCTTAGCATCATTCTGCTTGAGTTTCTTGTCACGGATACCAAGCGCCTTCTTCATGATGCCGACTGACTTGATCATGATGCCACGAAGGCTCATGTCATCCTTATTTGTGACTAACTCAAGTAGTTTTATCTTGAGTTTATCAATCTCTCTCTTGGGACCAACTGGAGGTGGTGGACCAACCATACCACCTGCTGCTCGACCCATACCATCGAAGTCAGTCAGACCAAACGTCAATGCATCCAGGAATCCAGCACCCACGCTGGCAGGATTCATCAATCTCTTGGCATTACTAATAACAAATTGGATTGTCTTGCCGATGACATCTATGGTGCCACCAACAATGAAAGCGATAAAGTCACCAAGGATTTTCGCTCCATCTAGGATGAGTTCAATCATCCCGCCCAAGAATCCAAAGAGTGCTCCAAACATCTCTTTCATGGGCTCAAAGATGGGCATCAAGGCATCCTTGACGACATCGAATCCCATCTTAAACCATTCGCCCAGAGGACCCATGATGGGCTCGATGATGGGTCCAATAGACTTACCTACCCATTCACCCAGGAAACCACCAACGGCACTACCAATCATAGGTGCCAGGGGTCCCAACCAGGGAGCAACTGCTGTCAGAGCAGCAGCACCAGCGACACCACCGACTGCTTGTCCAACACCAGCACCGACTGCTGTGCCTGCACCCTCACCACTAGACAGACCCGCTGCAATACGAGCACCACCGCCGAGTATAGACATTCCTGCCATACCCTTCATGCTCATCATGCCACGACCCATGCGACCTAGAGTCGTCGATCCTTTGAAGGATGCTCGTCCACGGACTCTGGTTGCGAATCTATTCTTTGCTGCCTTACCACCATAACGGCGAGCATATCTCTGTCTTACCGCCTTAGATGCGTTGCTAGATCTAACACCTCTAGGTGGTCTAGCATTAGGATCTGTACCTGCTTGCTTTGATGAATTAAATACACCCTTAACCCAGTTGATGTCCTGCATCAACTTCCATGGCATCAGGATATACTGTGCTGCCCTAAATGTAGCAAGTCCACCGAGGAGTTGGAATGCACCGAGAAGGAATCTCAGTCCTCTTCCTACCTTACTCTCGTTTAGATCACTGAAGTCACCAAACATATTGGTGAGACCATCCATGATGGAGCCCACACTAAATTTGACAAGATTGAATGCAAACTTACCAATAGCAAATGCTAGTTTGAATACCTTGACGAATGCCTCTGGATTCTTCTCCATGACATCCAAGACACCAAACATGATAAAGTATTTGGCAACAGTGCCAAGAATACCAGCAAGTGCCTGTAAGAAACCTTTGACTGGTTTCTTGACCTTCTCTGCTATTTCCTTTTTATCTTCCTTTGCGTCCTCTACGCCCTTTTCTGCCTGCTCCTCAGAATCGTCTCTCTTTTCTCTCTGGAAGAGTTTCTTAGCAAACTTCTTCATCTTAGCGCCGAAGGTTAGTTTCTCCTTGCGCTCTTCTTTGACCTCTGTGATCTGCTCTTGAGTGTTTGTCTTGAGAAACTCTCTTTCAAACTCGATTAACTTTCTCGCTTGATCCAGATTGACGCCAATACCTTGGACCGCAACACCAGTACGATTGATGCCCTTCCGAAGCTCCTGAAGGTTTTTACCTACGGGAGACTTTACGGCGGTCGGTTTGATTTTGACGAAACTACGGATAGCAGCCATTAGAGAGACATACGATTTTTCTCTGCGGATTGCCGTCTTTCCTCTTCAGCAATGTATGCTAATAGGAGATTCACATATACATCTCTTTCCCACGGCATAAGATTCTCAATTTCAGTTAGAGAATACTTGTGGTGTTGTGCAAGTGCAAAATTAGTCTTGTAATAGTTTTCAAGACTATTATGCATTAGGGCTACTCGAAAAAAGATGCGAGACCCTCAAGCACAATCTCGCTGGTGACACCAGTTTTGGGATTGTTGATAGGTAAGGTATACTGCAGTTTGGGCATGGTCTCAAAGAATTCTTGAATCTTTGCAAATTGCTCAGAGTTAAGATTCTCTAGAAACTCCAATGCTTCCTTGGTGGTGAAGGAGTCATATACTTCTTCATCATCATATACTTGACCAATGCAGCTAGCAGCAAGTTTGAAGACATCATCCATAGTAGGATTGTCTGACATATTCTGGTTGACGAAGACTTCCAAGGAAGGATACTTCATCACAACACCAACTTTATCGTCAAGTTTGATCTTCTGCTTGTGATTCTCAGGGACTACAACATCAACCATGTCCAGGGGGACACTGACTTCAACTTGAGTCTCTTCATCATCAGGGCAGGTGACCTTAAATTCACTGACCTCACCAACTGCCTTGCCACGAATCTTCAGGAAGATATATTCAATCTCAAAGGTAGCGAGATCTTCAACCTTATTCTTCAGGTTAGTGCAGTTTTTGATGATAGTCTTAACCGCTTTGATCATCTCTTTGTCATTCTGAGATTCCATTGCCAGATACAGCAACTTCTCTTCCTTGACCAGAAATGGACGGTATGCGACTTTGGTGCCCGAAAGGGGCATTGTCAATTCATATTCAGGAATTGCAAGTTTGGGTAAAGGCATGATATTCCATTACAGTTGGAATTATTTAGACACCAAACTGCGAGACATCTGCCTGTTGTGTAGAGAATCCAAGTGCTTCTGCTGTTGCATCAAATGTATTGATAGTCTTATCCGATGATGCATTGGTATGGGGCATGACATCATCTGCAACAGTATCAAATCTATACCTCTCATAGTAGAAAGAGATATCCAGTTTAATCAACTGTGTAGGACCATTGTTGACATTGATAGCAGACATATCAAATGGGAATGCACCATACAAATCCCATACACCAGTAACTCTATTCAGTCTTTGTGAGTAGAGATCACCCTCGTTAGTGCGTCCTTGATATACGATAGGAGATCCAACTTCCCACTTCTTAATTCTAACAGTAGTCGTATATTCACTGTAGAAGGTAACTCTATTCTCAGCATCAGATGCTGTGTAATTCATCCACTTCTCAAACATATCTCTATGGTAGAGATCCTTGGGGAGAAGGAAAGATACACTCATCTCAGAGAATGAGGTGTCAGTAGCAAAACGACGCATTGCACCCACACTTCTAACCTGACCAGTGGTAATTCTTCTACCAGGAATGGTCACATCATCAGCGAGAGCATTGACATAATCGTAATGATTACGTTGATTTCTTCTTACGTTATCATCATTCGCTGCCAACACAGGAGGGATAGCGATTTCGACACCGTAAAGGTTGGATCTGGCAGGCTCAAGACGCCCAGACCCTACTAGGTCCATAAACCTAGTGAAACCATTATCGGCTCTGAATGCCATTACAGTCTACTCCAAATAAAGCTAGAAGGGACATCAATCATTCTCCCTACTCTAGGCATCGTAAACTGCTCAATTGGTAGTGGAGTCATGTCTGTGAGATCTTCCTTAAGGATAGTCTTCACAGCAGATACATTAGACATGAAGTATTTATGATGACACCGCCTCGGATAGGCAAGACTTCCTGCTGCCCAATTCTTACAAATTGACTTTCTAGCATCAGGTCTCAGATAGTGGACGTTACCACCAGAGAATTGCATATTCTGAGTATCCTTATCAGTGATTAACACCATAGGAAACCTGTCATAGAAGGGCAGTTTATCTGCTGTAGCAGCACCGTAGGAAAACAGAATAATATCACCTACATCAAAAGTGCCAGTATAGTCCTGCAGTCCATACATCAACTGCTCTCTATACCACTCCTTAGATTGCTTTGTGCCTCCTGCTAAATCTTTAACGTCTGTAAAGATGCTCATACCTTCAATTCTACTTCGGTGAGTATCATGAATTCCATCTTACGATCATTACAGTATTCTCTTGCTGCCTTCCACTTCGCATCATTGACAGCATATGTCTTAACTTCACTCAGATATTTTCTAGTAACTCTTCCCTTCTTTTTAGGGGGCGCAGTCTGCGACTTCGGTTTAACCTCAACAATGAACCTCTGAGTCCTTCCGCTCCTGGTTCGTGCTCTGACGTAGAAATCGGGGAAATAGCGATGAACCCGATTGTCAACAGGACTGACGTATGGAATAACGATCTCTTCACTTCCCCACTCCAAGACGTTTTCATTCTTGTCGCACCATACCATAAACTTTCTTTCCCACAAACTTCGATAAATAATATTTGTAGGATCACCCTTATACTTATGTCTATTTGATGGTCGGAATCTTCCAGAATAACTCATGGCACTCATTTATCCAAGGGCAAAGCCTTACGGGGCGAATTCATCAAACAGTGGCAACTCGGTCAGAGATGATTCCAAGTTTCCTACAGAGGTTATTGATTACCTCAAGTTTGACATATATGATCCCATTAACGACAGTCTAACAAAGACGTTATATTTATATTTACCCAACAAACTTAGTGAAAACTACACTGCTAAGTATAACGGTGTTGAGTTGGGTGCGACTGGTGCTGCCGCAGTAGGTGCTGCTCGTGATGCAATCGCTGCTGGTGGTATCGGTAATGGTTTTGGTGAGCAAGTCCAGGCATTTGCTAAAGCAGCAAAACCACAACTTGGTTATTCTCTCGGTGCTGGTGCAATCAACCAAGTTGTGAGTGCAACTGGTGGATCTGGTAGTCTGAATGCTAACTCACTGTCAGCACTGACCCAAAAGAGGATCTTTAACCCCTATGAAGAGGCAATCTTCCAGGGCACCACATTCAGAGATCACAACTTCGACTTTAAGATGGCACCTAAAGATAAGTCGGATGTTGACACAATTATTGAGATTGTCGATACCTTCAGAAAGGCAATGCTGCCTGGTAAGGACGGTGATCAGTGGTTGACTCTTCCCAACTACTTCAGAATGGCAGTTATGCGCCATACGAGTCAAGGTGATGAAGAGAAGATTGACGCACCTGATTCTGGTGGTTATCTTGCAAAGATTATGCAGTTTCCTACCAATCTGGTCCTGACAGACATGAATGTTGACCTGTCACCCGATGGAAACTACGCATCTCTCCAAACTCGTCTTGGTGGAGATCAAACCTATGATTATGGTCCTGTTTCTTACTCAATGCGTCTTGCATTCAAAGAAACTTCTTACCTTACTAGGGAGTCCTTTACCTGATGGCTGGTTATTTCTCTTATTTACCCCAAGTATATGTAAGGACATCAAGTTATCGCACAAATAACGTTGATCCTTACATCCTTGCTAAGAATATCTTCCGTAGAATTAAAATTCGGGAGAATCTTGATGATGTAATCTTGGGATTCAGTCAATATACCATTAGCAACAATCAGAGACCTGAGCAGGTTGCATATGACTTCTATGGAAGAATGGAGTATGACTGGGTTGTGTTGCTCTGCAATAACATCATCAACGTATACGAAGAATGGCCAATGACAGAGCACGAGCTCTATTCATATATGGTCAGAAAGTATGGCGAATCTGAAGTTGATGGAGTGCATCACTATGTCACTCAGGAGCAAAGAGACTCTAAGGGTCGTGTTGTCCTGAAGGGTGACATTCAAGTCCCTCAAGACTTCTATTACATGAAGTATGATGGCACTGTAGTCCCTACTGAGTTGCTTACTAGACCTGTTAGTAACTATGACTTTGAATCGGAGAATAACGACTTCAAACGTAATATCTACCTTTTGAGAAAAGAGTATATTTCTCAATTTATCGAAGAATTTGAAGAATTGGTCGGTTACCTGCCTTCTACTGAAACTGATCCAGATAGTCAGGCGAAGAGATCTTACAATACTGTCCAGGAGCAGTTTATTCCCGTCAAACCCACATATCAGACTCTGGTTGGTCAGACCTCATCTATCGAGTTTGCTTCTACAGCAGAATACACCTCACGCACTGTTACCCTTTCAGGTCCAACAATTGAGCAAGGTGATGTCTTGGCAGATGGCACTACAGTAGCAGTTACATTTGGTGCAGCGGGCACCTCTGCTACTGTAATTGCTGGTCAAACTGAGGAAGAAGTGGTTAACTCCTTCGGTAGTGCTGGATCCTCTAGTGGTCAAACTAGCGGATCTTCGGGAAGCAGCAGTGGATCTTCTGGATCTAGCGGATCTTCTGGATCCAGCGGCGGTGGCGGATCTTACGGTGGTGGATACTAGAAAAGATCGTGATCTTTTCCATACTGTAGCAATTCTTTCAGATGACCCACATGTTGCGCTCCAAGTGCAATTTGTGGGTATTCTGCTTCTGGTCCAAATTCTGTTTCAAACGCTCTTTGCGAAAAATGCTGATTTAGGCGATATTCCAGATATTCGCCTCCAAGCGATTTGAGCAGTGCTGCTGCTCTTTCACATTCTTGACTGCCATTGCTGTAAATGACTGCTGTCTGTGGGATCATTGGTCGCGTTGTCTCCAATCGTCGATTTCTTCTTGAGTAGGGACTTTGATACTGAAGGCAA